ATTTTTGACCGGTAGGGTTAACAACAAGGACGGTCGGGCATTTGTTGCCGACTTGGAATGGATACTGAAACCAAGCAATTTTGCAAAAATCGTTGAAGGAAAATATCATGGCAATAACTAAATTCACTCAGCAAAAAGACGATTCTTTCGATGACACATTGCGTTTAATGTGTTCTGTCCAAGGTTGCCCAAACCGTTGGTCTGTCCACATGGATGGCGAAAAACCTAAGTGCTCAAAGCACCAATGGCAAAAAACCGAGAAAAAGACACCCGCCAAAAGTTGGCACGATGTTGGGGAGGAATTTTAAAATGAACCATGAACACAGACAAATTGCCAATTGCATCCTTAGCCGACTTAAAGACGGTGAAGAATTTAGCCAATCTGTCATCCGAACAGCGTTACAAGATGCTGGAGACCTTGCGCCAAACCGAAGCGAGGGATTGGATCAGGCGGTACAAGAAGAAGATCAAGGAGGAGGGCAAAGCCGAAGCCTTAGCGTGGTGGCAACAAACCTTATCCGACTTAGTGAAAAGGCGTGGGCAGAAAGCCGTGGACGAATTGCGGAGGCGCATGAATGAGACACGCTAAACGTGTGGACGCAAATCAAGATGCCATTATTGCCACGTTAAGGGCGGCTGGCGCTTACGTTTGGATTATTAGCCTGCCTGTTGACCTTTTGGTGGGGTACAAAGGTCACACGTTTCTGGTGGAAATCAAAACCACCTCTAAAAAGCGTTTAACGGCGCTACAAGCCGACTTTTTTGCAAATTGGACAGGTAGTACATTGGCAAGGATTGACACGCCTGATGCCGCTTTACGCATGATTGGGGTTTTAAGTGAGAAGCCTTGAGCAAAATCGGCTAATGTGGGCAAACCTTGAGGACATTGCCCAGCAGGTGGTCTGGTACGGTCAAAAGTTACACAAAGAAGAATGGAAAGATGTGTTAACTGCCGCACTGAAAAAACAAAAGATTGTGCCTGGCATCGAGGGTGGGTTTGTGGTCATTGGCGCAAGAACCAGCAAAATGAGCGTGGCAGAGATGACCGAGCTGATTGAGCTGTCATCAATGTTTGGCGCACAGCAAGGCGTTAAGTTTCGGGCTTTAGAGGAATAAAAAAGGGGATCGGCACAAGGCCGACCCAAAATGATCACCGTAAGCATAGAAAATCGGCAACCAAAAAGAAGTATATCCATGTTTCAAAAACATCAATATGTAAGGTCAAAAAAGCTACTCAAACTGGTGGCGGGGCTTGATTGCCAATCATGCGGATCAGGCGACATGGTGCAAGCAGCACATTCAAATTGGGGCGGTGGCAAAGGCAGAGGCATTAAGGCTGACGATAATTTAATTGCCGCCTTATGCTTTAAATGCCATTACGAAATTGATCAAGGCAAGAATTTGAGTTATGAGGAACGCATGGAAAAATGGTCAAAAGCGCACATTGCTACCATAAAAAAACTGTACATTTTAGGCGCTTGGCCTGTTGACGTACCCATGCCAACGTTTACAATTGACACGCAGTTGTCTCCTTTGCAGGGGCATTGACCCCTGCTTTTTTAGGATTACCATGAAAAAAGACGTAGCCGACTTTATTTCCACGCTGTTTCACAGCTCAACGGTGACACATTTCATGCACCTAAGCACCGATTCATATGCCGTTCATAAGGCTTTGGGAAAATATTACGAAGAAATTATTGAATTAACAGATGATTTTGCTGAGGCTTATTCTGGATGTTACGAAAAAATAAAAGATTTTCCTGAGAATTTTCACAATGCCAAAGACCCTGTTAAGTATTTAACCAGCATCAAAGAATACGTTTACAAAAACCGTGAAGCATTGCCTGATGACAGCCAATTGCAAAACATTGTAGATGAGATAGCGGCACTAATTGATTCAACTTTGTATAGGCTAACGTTGAAATGATCAGGATATTTGCTGGCTACGACCCAAGGGAAGCTATTGGCTACCATGTGTTTTGCCAAAGCCTGATTGAGCGCACTAGCGAGCCAGTTGCCATAACGCCGTTGTACGGCTCACAGCGAGATGGCACTAACGCATTTACTTATCAGCGGTTTTTAGTGCCTTATTTCACCAAATTCATTGGCAAGGCAATATTCTTGGACGCAAGCGATATGCTGATGCTGTCCAACATTGACGATCTTGCCAAACTATTTGACCCGACCAAGGCGGTACAGGTTGTTAAGCACGAATACTTGACCAAGCATCCAAAAAAGTACATTGGTACGCCAATGGAAGCGGTAAACAAGGATTACCCTAGAAAAAACTGGTCAAGCCTGATTCTATGGAACTGCGACCATTTAAGAAACCGAGTGCTAACACCGGATTTTGTGGCTGACCACAGCGGCTCAGACTTGCACCGTTTCGGTTGGTTGCCCGATTCACTTATCGGTGAGCTACCGAAAGAATGGAACGTACTGATTGGCGAACAAGACAACAAAAACGCCAGAATTGCTCATTACACATTGGGCATACCTGAGTTTGAGCATTATCAAGATTGCGATTTCAGTAAGCAATGGTTTAATACCAAGAGCAGGATGCTCAACGGCTTAATCAAGATGAGGGAGCTAGAACATGGATAAAGAAGAAATGGCTAGAGCCTTGGTTAATTTAGACACCAAAGGGCAAAAAGAACAAGAGCTATACACCCAAAACATGATGGATCAGCTCAACCGCATGAAAAGCAATCAAGTTGGGCAATTGGGCGTAGGTAATGAGTTAGGTTATGCAGATTTAAGGGCATTTAAAAATCCTAATGCCTTGCAGGGAACGCTTGGAACAGACACGCCACTTGGCAATTTAGAATATGCAAGAACAGTTAACCCTATGGGTTTGGAAAACACTGTATCGTTGAGCAACCAAATGCCTGTTGGCGGTGGAATGGCGCAAGTTGATTTGCTAAAAAGCCTAAATACGCCAGAGCGCACAGCAACCCTTGGCTATAACGCACCAATAAGTCGCGGTCAATTTCAAGCAAGGGCAATGACAGGTCAAGATGCTGAACGTCAAAAAATAAAAGAAATGCAGATGCAATACCTGCAACAACTTAACAAAAACATGGGAGTTGGCGTTTACGGCAAGAAAACACCTTATGACCAAAGCATAGGGTTACAACTTCAAGGTAGATTCTGATGCCAAGCTACTCTAAAAAACAAGCCCGATTCATGCAAGCCGCGGCACATAATCCTGAGTTTGCAAAGAAAGCCGACATTTCTGTTAAGGTTGCCCAAGACTTTGTGGCGGCTGACAAAAAGATGGCGCTGGCGAAAGCCATAGCGAAGAAAAATGCCTAAGAAGATGGGTGACTACAGCCTACTAGCCCAAGCGATCAGCCGACAGCCTGGCCTTGCGCCTTACGGCATGAGGTATTTGGAGGAGGGGCAAACCCTGTCCGATGCCACGCCAAAAGGCAAAGGTTATTTTGGTGAAATACCAATGAACCAAGGCGGCGCAATGACTGAGATGTCTAGTGCTTACGACCAAAACGGCAAACTGATATCTCACCCATTGATTGTGCCAACCCTGACCAAACAAGAGGTTGACCTGTTAAAAATGGGATTAGAGCCAACACCAGAGATTTACAAAAAAGCACAGGACTATGCTCAACAACGTATTGGCGCAGGTCAAAGCCCATTTGCCACAAGACAAGAGTTAAGATACCCAATTCCAACAGAATAACATAATGCTTTATTATGAATGACGTAACTAAAGTAGTTAAGACTAGAAAGAAAGCAGGCGGTAGGTCTGCGGGTACGCCTAATAAGGTCACAGCGCAAGCTAGAGAGGCGATAGCGATGTTTGTGGATGGTAATGCCCACCGACTTGCACAGTGGCTTGATGAGGTTGCTAATGGCATTCCCGAGGCTGACATAAAACCCAATCCTGCCAAAGCCTTTGAGCTATTTCAATCAGTGGTTGAATACCATGTACCCAAGTTGGCAAGGACTGAGATCACCGGCAAGGATGATGGGCCGGTAGAAATGGTGGTGACATGGGGCGGCGTGAAGTAATCCTGCCCTACAGCCCTCGGGCGGCATTCATGCCATTCCATGAGCGCACCGAGCGCTGGTCTTGTTTAGTTGCACACCGTAGAGCTGGAAAGACCGTAGCGGCAATCAACGACCTGATTAAACGAGCCATTACCGAAAGCGGTAGGGGAGCGCAATACGCTTACATAGCCCCATTCAGAAGCCAGGCCAAGCGGGTGGCGTGGGATTACCTCAAGCATTACGCTGCACCAATCACCAAAACCACCAATGAAGCCGACTTAGCGGTGGAGCTGGTGAACGGCGCAAAGATCATGCTTTTTGGCGCTGACAACGCTGACGCAATGCGGGGCATGGGCTTTAACGGCGTTTACATGGACGAATACGGTGACTTCAGACCAAGCGTATGGGGAAACATCATCAGACCGTGTTTGAGCGACCGCCTCGGCTGGGCCGTTTTTGGGGGTACGCCAAAGGGCAAAAACCAGTTCCACGACATCTACAAGGTGAGCCAAGTCGTACCAGATTGGTTTCTGCTGCGCCTACCGGCCTCAGTGTCCAAGCTGTTGCCAGACACAGAATTGCAGGCGGCTCGGTCTCAGTTAAGCCAAGACCAATACGACCAAGAGTATGAATGCAGCTTTGATGCCGCTATCCTTGGGGCGTTCTACGGTCAAGAGATGCGCCAGGCTGATGCTGAGGGCAGGATTTGTGAGCTACCGTTTGAGCCAGAATCCCCAGTATTTACCGCATGGGACTTAGGCTATCGAGATGACACCGCTATTTGGTGGTATCAGGTGGTCAGGGGCGAAATCAGGGTGATGGACTATTACGCCGTATCAGGCGCAAGCATTGAGGAAATCTGCGATGCGGTCACAGCTAAGGGTTACCGATACACCCGCCACTATTTGCCGCATGATGCCAGAGCCAAGACCTTGGCAAGCGGTGGAAAGTCTATTGTTGAACAGTTGGCTGCACATTTGGGCGGCATAAGCAAACTTGCAATTGTTCCCGAAATCGGTGTGCAAGATGGCATTCAAGCGGTTAGAATGATTTTACCGCTGTGCTACTTTGATCCACGCTGTGAGGAAGGATTAGAAGCACTCAGACAGTATCAACGTGAATATGATGAAGACAAAAAAGCATTTCGTCAGACTCCGAGGCACGATTGGACAAGTCACCCGAGCGATGCTTTTCGGATGATGGCAGTAGCTTATAGACAAGAAGCAAAAGATCAGACACCGCCCAAAGGCAAGACCCTGCAAACCATCACACTTGATGAGCTGTGGGAATATGAGATGCAACACAGAGAGGAACGCATATGAGCCAGCCAGTAGCAGAATGCGGGGGATACAAAAACATCACCGCCACAGGCGCAGTCAGCACAGGCCCTTGCCAGTTGATTGGTTTTTACGTTAACAGCACTACCGTAGGCACATTGGTGTTACGCAACGGCGGCGCTGGTGGAGAAGTAATGAGTGGCACTATTACCCCTGCCATTGGGTTTCACCGATTCCCTGCAAACGTAGGTGTCAGTTTGTACGCCACGATTGGTGGCACGGCATTGGATGTGACATTCTTCTTTGCCGCAGGTAGTTAACCATGTACGAAGAAAACGGCGCATACGAGGGCGAAGACCCAGGCCCGTACTGGCACGACCAGATTGAGACCGCCATCAAGATATTTGACAAGTGGGAGAAGCGCGGCTTAAAGGTTGTTAAGCGGTATCGGGATGAGCGTGATGCCATTGAGATGCCGCGCATGAAGTTCAACATTCTGTGGTCAAACATCCAAGTCCTGTTTCCTGCCTTGTACGGTCGCCAAGCTAAGCCCGAGGTTTCACGCCGTTATATGGATCAAGACCCTGTTGGTCGGTTGGCATCCACCATGCTCGAGCGTGTTATGGAGTACGAGACCACGCAATTCGGTGACTTTGACGCTGCCATGTCTGGCGCGGTGCAAGATAGATTGCTGCCTGGTCGAGGTACGGCGTGGATTCGATATGAGCCGGTCATTGTGGGTGAGCGCCCTGAGATTGATGGACAGGCAGAAGAACCTGGCGAAGCTCAGGTTTACGACACGGTGGAAGACCCGACAGAGCGCATTGACGCAGCTCACAGCCCGATTGATTACGTCTACTGGTCAGACTTCTTGCATTCACCAGCTAGGACATGGGATGAGGTTTGGTGGGTAGCTCGGGCGGTCTACATGACCAAGGACGAGGGTATTGAGCGTTTCGGTGACGTATTCAAAAACGTCAGTTTGACCAGCTCAAACACCGACATGGATGGCAAGAATCCATTGACCGCCAAGATGACTTACGACAAAAAGGCGATGGTCTATGAGATTTGGAATAAGCGCACCGGCAAGGTCTGTTGGATTGCCAAAGGTTATCCACAGGCACTAGACGAGCGAGATGACCCGCTAGAGCTTGAAGAGTTTTTCCCATGCCCCAAGCCGTTGATGGCAACCACCACCACCGGCACGATGATCCCTGTACCCGACTACTGTGAGTACGAGGATCAGGCGCAAGAACTAGACAACTTAACGCAACGCATTTACCTGTTGACCAAAGCTTGTAAAGCGGTCGGCGTGTTTAATGCCGAGTTCAAGGAACTGGCGCGGATGTTTAGCGAGGGCGTGGACAACAAGCTGTTCCCTGTGACAGGTTGGGCGGCAATGTCGGAAAAAGGCGGCTTAAAAGGCGCTATCGACATGATGGACACATCGCAGATCATCGTGACCTTGCGGGAGCTGTACGCCGCCAGAGAACAGGTCAAGCAGTCGATTTACGAAATCATGGGCATATCGGACATCCTGCGCGGATCGTCTAAAGCCCAAGAAACTCTTGGTGCTCAACAGCTCAAAGCCAACTTTGGCAGCTTGCGGTTACGCAGTAGCCAAGGCGATGTAGCGCGGTTTGCAACCGACATTTTTAAGCTCAAGGCGCAGGTTATCTGTAAGTTTTACCCACCCGAGCTGATTGTTGAGATGTCAGGTGTGATGAACACGCCGGATGGTCAAGACCCGCAAATGTTGCAGGCGGCGTTGCAGATGTTGTCCAACAGCACCATCCGCGACTTCCATATTGCGGTTGAGGCCGACAGCTTGGCTCAGATTGACGAGCAGGCCGAGAAACAGGGCGCACAAGAGGCTATCCAAGCTATTGGCTTATTCTTGCGTGAAGCAATCCCCATGATTGCTCAAGCGCCTGAGACCCTGCCAATGGCCTCCGAGATGCTTTTGTTCTTGGTGCGCCGATTCAGAGCCGGTCGGGGATTGGAGAGCGCGGTTGAGAGGGCAATGAAAGCCTTGCAAGACAAAGCGGATCAAGCTAAACAACAACCAGCAGGCTTACCGCCCGAGATGCTACAAATGCAAGCAGAACAGCAAGCAGAGCAAATGCGTATGCAAGCACAAGCTCAGTCTGAACAAATGAAAATGCAGGCACAGGCTCAAATTGAACAAGGCAAGGCGCAGCTTGAAATGCAGATGCACGAAGCTAAGGTACAAGCCGAAATGCAATTGGCGCAAATGAAAGCGGACTTTGAAGCCGCCAAGCAAAACAATGAATTACAAATTAAAGCCCGAGAAATGGCTGGAAAGGAAGAATATGAGCGATGGAAAGCAGAACTTGACGCAGCGACTAAGATCATGGTGGCAAGGATTGGTAGCAACCCTGGCGTCGACTTACCAGTTGTTGAAGCAGCGGCTGCACAAATAACCAATGAGCTAGGTGCTCCAATTTCAGAAGCCGTTAACAGAATGGTGGAAATGCACGACCAAATGGCAAATATGCACGGTCAGACTATGCAAAACATTGGTGAGGCCATGCAAAGGCTTAACGCACCCAAGAAAGTTATTAGGGGTGCTGATGGCTTAGTGATAGGCGTGGAGACAGCATGAGCCTTGTCTTAGCTGATCGGGTCAGACAGACCACCACCTCAACAGGTACAGGGACGATCACGCTAGATGGCTCGGTTGAGGGGTTTCAAACCTTTGCGGTGATTGGCAACAACAATACGACCTATTACACGATTGCAGGCGGTACGCAATGGGAGGTTGGGATTGGGACGTACTACGCGGGAACACTAGCAAGGACTACCATAATCTCTTCATCTACAGGCTCAACGCTTGATCTTGCGGCGGGTACTAAGGATGTATTTGTTACTTACCCTGCGGGCAAATCGGTTAACAAAGATGCTAATAACCGTGTTTTGATACCCTACACATCAGGCGTGACCAATGTCGGCTCTTTAAATGTTGGGGATGCAACTGCTCACACCGATTCGGGCGTAATTGCAGGGTTTACGGCAAGTGAACCTTTATACCTTTACACAAGCCTGCAAAACACAAGCACAGCCAACACATCATATGCAAGCTATGCGGTCAATGACGGCGGTCATACGGCCTATGGCGAACTTGGAATAAATAACGCAAATTACAGTTACACGGCGGCGGGGTTTCCCAATAATGGGTTTTCTGTACCGTTGGCAAGTTTTGTTGAATCATACGGTGGCCCATTGGTTTTGGGTAGTTGGGACAATCAAAAGATCAGTTTTATCATTAATGGCGCAGTTAGCACGACTGACGCAGTAACCATCAACACCAATGGATCAGTTGCATTTAATGGTCAAGTGGGTACTGCCGGACAGGTCTTGCAATCTAACGCCACCAGCGCCCCGACTTGGGTAGATAACGCCGCAAAATGGGGAGCGTAAGTGTTTGGCATATCAGCTTTTGCCCAAACACCTTTTGCAAGCGTTCCAAGCGCGGCAACGCCTATACCTATTGAAATTCCATTAGGCGGTCACTTTGGCTTTGACGAAAAAAAGCGCGATGAGCAATGGGCAAAAGAAAGAAAGCTAGAGACCCAGCGCAAGCTAAAACTGCAAGAGGCATTGTTTGGCCTGCCGCCAGAAGTGCGGGAAGAAATCACCTCAGCGCCTGAGCAAACAATAGATGTTGCAGTCAGAAAACAAATTGATTATGATTTGCTCATGCAAAGGGTCAAAGACCTTGAAGTGCGTGTTAAGCTAAAACGTGATGAAGAAGATATTGCAATGATTTTGGAGATGATGTGAGAACAACATGGGTATTTCCATCTGACGGTAGCGAGCCTTATGAAAAGTCTAAGAGCAGAGCTGGTAAATACACCGCTGTGATGGGCGACATTGCCCCATTCATGTCACCTGATGGCGTAATGATTGAGGGCAGAAAGCAGTGGCGTGACCACCTCAAGCGCACCGATTCAATTGAGATGGGGCATTCTGACGTTAAGTATGCACAGCAAGAGTGGAACAAAAAGAAAGAGGCGCACCGAGACAGGTTGCGCGGTCAACTGGCAACCGTACAAGAGTTTGACCGACCAGGCGCACCGATTGCACCTGTTAAGATGTCTAACCTAAACGTAGAGATGGCAAACCGTTTACACAACCGTCCCATGCCTGAGCGCAAGGAGATGATCAAAATGACTTTGGAACAAATGAAAAGGATGAAGTGATGGAAAACGAAGTTGTCGCACCCGACACAGTAGAAACACCAGCACCCGAAACCC